CAAACCGCAGGCGCGACTCGATAGCGTTGTCGCCATAACATTTTCGATTATTGCAATCATCACCGCCAGTCAGCGACCGATGCACAAACCCGATGCGCACCGATACCATGTCATCGAATGCGTGGTTATACCCGGCCGCCGCGATGCCGTAGCTGTTTGGGATATAACCATAGCCAGGCGTCAGCGGCACCGCCAGCCCGACTTCGATATAAGGGCCGCCCCATAAAGTGGTGCTAAATAGCAGGGTGCCCAGTGCGGCCTTAATTGGATATCGTCTGCCAGACATGCACGATGCCCTCCTGATTGTTGGTGACGTATTGCTTGGGATTGCCAATAAATAAGAGATTGCCATAACGCGACATGCTCACTACTGGCTCATAGGTGCCGACATCGATGGATACGATGCGCTGGTATTCACGAAAAGGCTGACGCGTCTGCGTGCGCTTGAATATATAGATGGCCTTATCATAATTGTCATACACTACCAGGCGCAGGCCATCATTGGACATGGTAATCTTGTAGCCGAAAAATCCGACCGATGGCGATCCGCCGAGTATTGTATAGGGATTTTTCAGCACCTGGATCAGCTGATAATTGGCGCTTTCTCGGTAATAGATAGCCACTGCACCATCACTGCCGGTGGCGCCGAATGCGATAGCCGATGCGTCGTAATTCATGGCAAATGGATACGATGACCAGCCCGTGGTCGAATCGGGTGCCAGGTAGGCATCGATTGCCCAGGATGTGCCGGTGCGCTTGTAAATCACCGCCTGCGTGGTCGAATCGGAAAAGATGGCATAATATCCGCGCCCGTCCATTTCAACAAACGCATTTTGCATCACGCCCGATGACATGATGCCCTGCGATGTCCATGTGGTACCGGACCGGGTGAAATATTCGCAGGCAGGGCCGGTGCTGTTGTAATTGTCGATTGATACCAGCAGCTGGTCGAAATCATCATTCACGTCGAAATCAAAGCCGAAACCCGTTTCGATGGACGGATCGGAATGCTGCAGCGTCTGCTCGATACTCCAAGTGACGCCGGACCGAGTGTAAACATAGACCAGCCCGGCGGTCGCATAGCCACTGACTGTAGACCCATGGGCGCTGATGATGATGCGGTCGCCGGTGTCGCTGATTTTCAGCACCTTGCCGAAATAATCGGCAGCGGCTGCCAGCGGATCGACGATGTTCTGCTCGAGCGCTGCTTTCACCACATTGCGGAATATATTGACCTCACCGGCGACCGACGGGATATTTTTTGTGCCGACCACCGCACGTGTACCATCGCTGGTGCCCTCGACCGCTTTACCCAGGAAATCATTGGTGGCCGGTGTCGGCAGCTGAAACGCGTTCACTTCGACATAGCCCCAGACCGGCAGGGTGTCGAAATTGGTATCATCATCGCCCTGATACAGCGGCGTTTCGTCCGGCGGAATATACTGGATACGGTGTGCTGCTCCATACACATCGATATTTTCCGTGACGTCCGTCAGCAGGGTGCGCTTGCCGACCGCATCACCGTATGGCCAGACGTTCGACGTGCCGTCACCATTGAAGGTATATTTCGGGTTGTAATTCTGAAACCAGTAGTTAAACGTGCCGATATCGGCGATATCAATGGACGTGGCACCCACCGGCACCGGCATATCACCATATTGCGCCGTAAACGTGGTGGCCGTTATATCGGGATTTGTCGACTGACCATCGATCAGGATATACAGCACGCCAGGCGCTCCCGGTGCACCGGCCGATCCATAGAACTTTTCGCCGGTGCCCTGGGTATACGACGAACCGATCACCGATGGCCCACCACTGAGATCAATATTGCCCGATCCGGAAAAAGACATGCCGCGGCAGATGATCAGCAGGCCGGCACCGCCGTCACCACCGGCGCCACCAGCGGCCTTGATATAACGATAACCATCATTGCCACCGTTTCTCCCGGTGTGAATATAGGGCGCTCCGCTGATGCCGGCATTGCCTCGCAGGTCTAGCGGATAACCGACCAGCGTGTTGCTCTGCTGGTCATTCACCAGGCGGCGAAAATCCATGACGTCGACAGTATTGAGCGTCGGCGTGCCCGGCTCATACATGCTGATAATCGATGAGGCCGGCGGCGTGGATGAATAGCTGGCATTCGTTCCCGTGATCAGTGCACCCGGTGGCAGCGGGCTGCCATAATAACCCTGCTCGCCCTGGTTGTATTTGATAGCTGATGGCACCTCGTACAGCGTGGCGGTGTAGGCCGTGGTTGTCAGGTTCTCGAACGTGGTAGTGGCCGCGCCGCCGGTGGCGCCGTTACCGATACCGTCGATGGTGCCGATGACCTCAAAAGCACCCTTGATGCGCAGTTGCACGTTTTCCGCCACGGTCAGCGTCACGCCGGCATTCAGCGTCAGATCGCCGTCGTAATAATAGATCGAGGCCGTGTTGTCGATACTGCTGGCGCTGCCGGTCAGGGTGCCGCTGACGGTGATGTGCCCCGCCACGATGGTCAGCACGGTCGACAGTTCCGTGCCTGCCTGCGTGTAGTAGGAATCCTGCAGCACACTGGATGCGGTGGTGCGTGTCAGCGTGCCGGCGCCCTGGCTCGATCCGAACAGTTTGACCGATAACGCCCCGGTCACCCAGTTAGTGGTGACGCTCTGCACCTCAAATGTGCGATCCAGCGTGGTGCCGGTATTGAAATCACGCACCTGCTCGAGTGTGACGCGGACGGTATCGCCCACCTCGATCTTGGCCATCGATGGCATCAGATTCAGCGACATTTTCATCGGCGGGCCACTGTAGCGGTCGCGGATAACGTCAAAATACATATACAGATCTTCATCCGTATGCAGACCGGTCTGCACCGTGCGAAATTCAAATAGTTTGGAGTCGGCCGTGCCGTGCTTGGCGATGGAATCGGCATCAATGAACAATGATGTTTTGGTAAATTTTTCCTTGCTGTCGACGTAATTCCACTCGACACGAATATCATTAATGACCGAGCGCATATCGTGACTGAGATCAGAATAAGATTTTATATTGTACTTATCCAGTGCCACCTGGTAGGACGAATCCGACAGGATACCGGCCAGCTTGCGGATGCCGATTTCGCCACTGCTATAGATCGGCATGAAGGCGCCCAGCCATAGCAGGATTTCTTTTTCGATATAGCGCTTCCCGTCCTGCTTGCCGGGGTTCTCGATGCGCACGAATCGGCCGCTATCATCGGACGTATCCCAGACATCGGTGCCCAGGTTCTGGAAGTCGGACAGACGAACGAATCCGGTATCGATGCCCAGGTGCCAGTGATCGGGTAGCGTGTCCTCTGGTGAATTGCCATTGAGCAGCACGCCCGTCAGCAGCGCATACAAAACCTTTGGCGCCGCGCCCTCGATGTAAATGTGCTCAGTTATTTTCGGCTTTCTGTTGTCGTCGCTGGCGTTGGATACATCATGCACCGCCGGCACGGTATTTAGGGCACCGCGTTGCAGGGCGGTGATGTGGTAGCCATTGGTCGTATCAAACGATATACCGCCGCTGTGACAAATCACCTCTTTGTCAATCTTGATATACGAAACCGACTCACTGGGAAACACGGCCCACTCGGCGCCGTGGCTTACCGCCGGGAATAGCGTGGCATCGATATCGGTGACGGGGATGATCAGCGCATATTCATCGATAGATGAATCCAGCGTGGTTTCGTCCGGGGTAAATATTTTTTTGCGAGCCGAGCGCTGGATGTCCGACGTGTTGACGGTGTAAATGCCATCGCGATAGCTAATCGAATCGATGATATAGGTCAGGCGCAGGTCATACGACGTGAAGGGCATATCCTCATACCCGACATAGATCCGCACCACCTTGCCACGCAGACCGTCGCCGGCCGTCAGCTTGGTATTGATCCGGGTAGTCAGCTGGATCGGCAATGCCGGCGATGATACGCTGTCGGTAACATCCAGCAGGCTGATCTTGACCGCGCCGATGGTGCTGGTGGCGATGTCCGGGTTGATGGTCATGGTCTGGCCGCTGATGCCGATCACCGCATCATCGATGCGATCCACGGCCGGTGATGATGTCGGCACGTTGCAGGCGCTGGATGATGTCAGGTAGGTGTAATCGGTGTCGGCGGCATCCCATGACAACTGGACCACGAATCGCGGTTCCTTGTGCGGTGATGTCTCGAACGTGTCGAAACCGTTGGCATATGTTTTCATCAGGCGGTTGGCCGGATCGTCAGGCTGACGCCGCGCCAGTGATCCTTGCCGTGTTGCAGGCGGGTGATGCTGTAGCTGTCATTCAGGCACACCACACTCAGCGGGTTATCGGCCACCGCCACTGTGCCATAAGCGTCGAATGTGAAACTCTCACCGGCGGCCACCGAGTAAAGAAACTCGCGCATATCATCGTCGAGCGTATAAGGCCAGATCAGCGTCATAGAATAGACGTTGCTCGCACGTTGCAACACCGTCTCGACCTGGGCGCCGAGCGAGACGTGCGTGCTTTTCGGGATATCGATGCCTTCGTTAAATGCCTGCAGTTTTACGTCGATATTGTAATCAGTTCCGGCAGTGTGCGCCGGTGATGTTGCCACCAGTGGCGCCCGGCTGTTCGCGGTATAGGTGATGGCGGCCATCAGGCGGTCAGCTCCAGTGCCTGGCGCGAATCGCTGCGGATCAATATGACATCCTTATCGTTTACCGCATCCTGGATTGCCGGGATCATCAGGTCCTGGATGATTTCTTCCGTGACCACACCGCTGACATTGATGGTAATGGTGCCCTGCGTGCCCTGCTGCTGTGAGGGCTGGAACTGATTGACATCGCTGGTCATGGTCGGACTGGCCACCGTGCCGCTGCCATAGGCGCCACCGCCAGATGATATCCCGGAAGCCTGCAGTAGGCCAGTAGCTGCAATCAGCCCGATGGATGCCGCACCCATGGCCTTGATCGATGCCGCTGCCGGTGGCCCGGCTATCGGCCCCAGTTCCGCCAGCGCCCGCATTGCCGCCACCTCGGTGTTGATGATGGTCTGGCCGACGGCCAGACCTTTCTGCAATATCAGCGCAGCCAGGGCGGCGGCCTTGCTCTTTGTTCCCAGTTCCTGCAAAAATCCGACCGCATTCTGCAGGGCATTAAATTTTGATGCTGTCACCAGGGCATTGATCTGCTGCTCCGACCGCAGGCGCTGCTCATTCTGACGGTAGTATATTTCCAGAAACTGCTCACCCATCGATACCGCCATATCATAATCGGCCTGCATTTCTTCGGCCGTCATGCCGGTGAATGTGTTTTTATGCGTGTCGGTGGTCGATGTCGTGCTGCCGGCATTCAGTCCGGTGGTCATCAGATCGCGAGCGTTTCGGGCATTGATCAGCGTTTCCTGCAGGCGCTCAAGCTCCATGCGCTCGGCTTCCAGGTCGGTCAGGCGTTCTTTGGCGGCTTTGCGATTGCGGCCGCGTGCATTTTCCACCCGGATTTCTGTTTCCAGTATCTTATCCTGCACCACGATCAACCGGCCCTGCACGTCGGCCAGATTATTGAATACATTAAACAGATTAAGCGCTGAATCAATGGCGGATATGACAGATGCCTTGAATTTGTTGCCGATGGTATCGGTCAACGTCGACCAGCGATCATCAATCTGTTTCGCGGATTCGGTCAGGGTGCCACTGAGTATGCCACCGGCGGCGCGGCCAGCCTCGCGCAGATCATCCAGACCTTTTTTGCCGTTTCGCAGGGTATTGACCAGGGCAGCGCCCTCGGTATCAAATGCCTTGAATGCAAGTAATAACTGCTTCTGTGATGAATCTGCATTCTGGATGGCGTCGGCGTATTCGTTCAATACTTCTTCGGTCGACTTCATGGTGCCATCGTTGCGGCGCAGCTCGATGCCCAGCTCATTCATCACGTTAAACAGCACGCCCCCACCCTCGGCTGCCTCGCCCAGCCGGCGGGTGAATCGCTGGATGCCGACATCAAGTGCCTGTACTGGCACGCCAGTCTGGTCGGCCGCGAAACGCAATTCCTGCAAAAATTCGGCAGTCAACCCCAGTTTCTGCGATGTATCCTCCAGCGTCTTGCCGAATGCCAGCGACTCATCGATAATTTTCTGAAATCCGATACCGCCAAGGGCAGCAGCCACGCCAGACCCGAGCGCAATAAACGTCGTTTTTATCGCCCGTGACCGGGCAGTGGCCAGGTGTTCAGCACGCGTCAGCGACTGCTCAAACCGCGTGATATTAGCGGCCAGGTCGATGGTCAAACTGCCTAAACTTCCCCGCGCCATGTTATTGCCTCTGTTGTTTTTCTTTTAAGGCCCGCAGACCGCCCTCTACTTTTGCCCGTTGGGTTTTTGCTCTGGCTTTTGCCTGCGCTTCCGGATCGGGCGGCACCGGATGGCCGACCTGCTCCAGCATACCGTATGCCAGCCAGTCGCCGATCTGCTTGCTGCTCAATTCGGCCAGTAGCATATCGGGGTGCGGGTATCCCAGTGCCAGCGACAATCTAAAATAAAACCGCTGCCGCCACTGGGTTTTCAGTTTCCCGCTGCATCCTCGATGACATCCGGCGTGATCAGGTTGATACGGTTGATCAGGTCGAAAATCAGGTTGATGGCGTCGCCGTTTTTCTGTGCCACGCGGTCAAAATCCGAATCCTTGAACAGTCGGTTCATGTCCTTATCGCAGGCACATAATACCACCAGGCTGACACGTATCTGCCAGATGCGGTCCTCTAGCGGTTCCTGCGGCAGATCCAGCAGTTTGACCTCGTATTTAGCCCGTTCCAATGCCCCCATGGTGCGCACAAAAATCTCGGCGCCATTCCACTGCGGCACGATAACCGAATCGGTTTTCCTGTCCTCGATAGACAGGATGTCATCCCCTGTCATCATTTATGCCTCGGTGATCGAACCGGTGACGCGCAATGTCACCGATAACGCGGTCACGCCGTCGACGCCGTTGCTGATTGAAAAACCCTTGACGCGGGCTGCGAATGTCCAGGTGGTGATGGGTGAATCGGTAAACGATATCCGATAATTTCTCGACGCGCCAGATGCCCTTAGAGTGCGCAGCAAGGCGTGCTGCGTGTTGGCAGGAATGTAATTACCACCCAGACTGATGTCGCCTTCATCCTGTAGACCTAACACAAATTCCTTTGATGTGCTCGACAGATCGGTGACATCAATCTCAGCAGCAGTGCCGCCGGGGCCATCGATGCTGTTGATCTCGGCGATAGTGGTAAACACTTCCGGACTAGCACTGTCGCCGATGCCAATAGTCATACCCTGCGATAGCAGGGCGCTGGATGAGTTTAAAACGATGGCACCAAATAATTGCAGCTTATCCAGTGCGCCGGTTGAGATTAAGTTGCGATTCATGGTGCTCCCCTCTGTGTTTTTGTTTTAAAAATGATTAATTTAGTATTTATACCATACGCTGTAATCGCTGACTACAGAATAAAGCCCGGTATCTGGCTCAAAATCGTCGGATTCAAAAACCTGCAACGCCTCAAACGTAGTCGCGGCCGCCATCGACTGCCGTGCCTGCTCGGCCAGTGCCTTGGCGGCGGCCTGGGTTTTCGCCCATGCGATCAGCCGCATGCGGTCCCGCGTCACGCCATTGCCGCCGGCATTACTCAGTGTCGGCACCCGCTCGGCTGATACACGCTGAAACGTCAATGCGGGTGCACCCGAATCCTGCGGCATCAATATCGCATAAATGCGGTAGGTTTCCGGCGATGTACCGATGGCCACCAGCGCCTTGATGCCAGCGTGCGCAGATAGCACGGAATAGACGGCAGCGGTCGATGTAGTCATTTTGCCTTCACCCGCTGCGCCTGGCGCTCAACACCTTTTAGCAGCGCCTGTTTAATCAGCTTGTCAGCAGTGTATTTTGCCAGTTCAAAGGCAGGCACCAGGAAAGGCCGGGCGGCCATTTTCGATGTGCCGAACTCGACAAACCGCCAGTACCAGGCGCCGATATTCGCATCATGGCTGTCATGCAATACGCCGACACGTAGCCGCGCCTCGTCTTTAAGGTATTTTTTCTTTTCTGCTCGCACCACGATACTGTTGGCTAATGTGCCCTTGTAATGCGCCCAGTCCTTTCCGCGCAATTTGCGAAAAACACCCTCACCACGGGGCGCCATCGCCTTGGCCGTATTGCGAATAACATTCGCGCCGGGGCGCAGTGCTTTCTGCAGTTCCCGGTTGCGGATTTCTTTCGGTAAATTGCGCAGGGCATCGCGTACACCATCCAGGCCATGAATTTTAATTTCTTCAGCCATCGTTCACGCCCTCGCTGCATAGCAGCTCGATCATGCGGTCGCGCTCGCCGACATTGCGCACGTTCTCGATGTTATAGATTTTTGAATCATAGCTGACGCGCA